GCGAGCAGGTTGTTTTGACGGGTAAGTCTTCCCTCTCAAACGTCGACTTAGCGGACAATCGCACAGGTCGGACAACTGCAGCGCTCCTATCGCATCTGCCGGAGCGCTGCTTTTCTTGGCGCAAAGATCCAGTTAGATTAGCTGTTGAATCCCAAGAAAGCCGTAGACCGCGATCAGGAGCAGGGCGAGGACCACCAGTAGAATGATTATCGTCGATCCTCTCTTGGTCATTCCGGTGACATAAGAGCGTACAACTGGTTTGGAATAGGACTGAAGTCTTACGCCAACGAGTTGCTTACAAGGAACCGAGCCCATGGCCGAGATTTATCTGTTCCCGAAGACCGCCGAAGAGCAGGAGGCCGAGCGCCAACTGACCGAGGCTATGCGCACCTTCAATGCGGCCATTAAGAACGCCGCGAAATGTGGGTTCGAAATTGAACTGAGGCCGGGAACATGGTCGTTCACCACATACACTCGCACGCCGGTGCCTTACATCGACTTCACGGCTCGTCTTCCGGGGAGGCACGCGCCGCCTGAATTTGTCGAGATCTGAGGAGCGCCCATCAGCGACGGAGCTGCGCGCCGTCGCGCTGGCTGGCCTCGATCCTCTGCAGGATCTCACGCATCACACGTGTATCGATGGAAAGGCTGTTGAGCGTGTTCTCGACGACCTTGCATGCTCGACCATGAGGAATGGATGCCGACGCGCCCTTGGAAAAATCAGGCGGGATAGGATTACAACCACCACTGGTTTCCCAAATCGATACAGGCTATGATTAAGTAGATTCAAATGCGAAAGCCGCCCCCGGCGAGGAAAGCGGCTTTCGTGAGTGGATCTGCAACTTGGCTAGAACACTCTGTGCACCCCTAAGATAAGCTTCTTAGGGAAGATTTCTAGCCTTGTTGGGCATCACCTCAACCCATTGAAAAGGCTTAGAAACATGACAGATTCAGCCAGTTTGGCTATCACCCCCTCCCAACTCTCTTTCGATCTGGAGATCGTCGTCGAAGCCGAAATCGACGGCGTGGGAATGGGTGTCCTCGGTGATGGCACGCCGTTTTTGACATTGCGTGGCCTCTCCAGGATGTGTGGCGTAGCCATCTCCACCCTTGTGAAACTGACCGACGAGTGGGGCCAGATCCCGACAAAAGGTCGCGAACAGAAGATCCGCGACTTGATAAAGGCCCAAGGGTTCGATGATACCGTCTTCTTCCATGCAGTTAAGAAGAACGGGACCATTCACCACGCAGTCCCCGCGCATGTTTGCATGGCCGCTCTGGAATATTATGCTTTTGAAGTGTCCGGTAACGATCACGCGATCAAGAGCTATCGAACGCTTGCCAAGAAGGGCTTCACCGATTTCGTCTATGCGCAAGTTGGATACAACCCGGACGGAAAGGTCAGCCTTGCGTGGCAGCAGTTCCACGATCGCGTAAGCCTGGTAGCCAACGCAGTCCCTGCCGGTTACTTCAGTATCTATCAAGAAATCGCCGGAATGATCGTGCCCATGATCAATGCCGGGATTGATGTTGGCCCCCATATCGTGCCTGATATCAGCGTCGGTCAGCGCTGGGCGAAGCATTGGAAAGCGGAAAGCCTCGAAGTCTTGTTCGGTGAGAGGAAGCAGTACCTGCATGAGTATCCGGTCTACTTCCCGCAGGCGCTTTCTAACCCGCAAACGCCGTATTGCTACCCGGACGAAGCGCTCGGCGAGTTCCGCAAGTGGTTTCGTAAAACCTATCTTGAGGCCCATCTGTCAGATTATCTGCAGGGACAGGCCAAACTGGGGAAAGTGAAGCCGGCAGTAGCCACCAAGGCAATCGAGGCATTTAAGCCGAAGGCCATTGCGAAATAGGTCAGATCGCTTTCCTTTTTAGCCCGCCCTCGCCGGCGGGCTTTTTCATGGGAAAAGGTCGCGCGGAATTAGCGCCGAAGCTGGCTCCCCTGCCTCCCACCATCCTCGAGGCGCTGCAGGATCTCGCGGACAAGACGCATATCGGAGCTGAGATTGTTCAACGTGCTCTCGACGGCCTTCATTGAGGTTGCCGCCTCGGCCGCCTGCTTCTCCACCGCCGAGATCCGGAGCTCGTGATTGTCGATCTGCCGGAGGGACACCTCCGCCGCCGTGAGCCGCTTGTCGAGGCGATCGATGGAATTGGCCTGTGAATCCTGATTGGCGTTCACCCTCTCCCAGGTCGCGCCCCACGCAATGAGGCCGCCGGCAAAGCCGAACAGGATGACCAGGGTGTTGAGGTTATATTCGAACCGCCATTTGGGAGTTGCGACCATCTTTTCGGTTTCCTGTGTTTCAGCCAATCCCCTACCCTCGTAAATGATGCGATTTACTGCTGCGCTTCGCCGTGGCGGGCGCATTCCGCCTTCGTCCAGACCGAAGCGGCGCAGATGCCGACGACGGTCCGATCTATCTTCCGCTGATCTGCCGGCGTCGCGCCGCGCGCGCCGATCAGATCAGTTCCCACCACGCGGCGGAGACCGTCGGCACTTGCCAGCGCCGAAGTCCCACATCCCTGGAGGACAAAGGTCAAAGCGAGAGCGGACATCGTCCGCAGTGCGGCCAGCTTCATTGTTCTGCCTTTCGATGGAGGTTCTGACGTCGTCGCCGCCCTGCCGGTAGATCCAAGCAAGGACGATCGCGACGATGGAAAGAGTGGCGACTGCCGCGATGATCCGAGGGCTGGAAAGCATCACGCCATCCCCTCGACCTGTTTTGCGACGGCCTTCCGATCGGCGTTCTTGCGCCAGTAGAGAAAGCCGGCAATGCCTCCGAACGCGACGAGGATGAGGAGGAGGTTCTGCCACGGTATGCCGCCGATCGCGGTAAGCAGTGAAGCGCCGCCACCAATCACCGACGGGGTGATGACCTCTTTCGATTTCCACCACGGCGCATCAAGGCTGGGAGGGGTGACCGGTACCGGTACCGGCTTCTCCTCGGTCACCGGCGCCGCCTTGACCTCCGGCCGTGCAGCCTCGCCCGGCGTGAGCGCCACAAGCGCCGTATGCATCGCAGCGCGCGTTTTCGGCCCGACATCGCCGTCGACCTGCAGCCGTTGGTCAGCCTGGAACTGAAGGACGTTGTCGGCACGGTAGCCGAGTAGAACGAGCGAGACCCGCGCGAGCCGGTCAAACCGGTCGGCCAAACCATTCTTGCCGCCGTTGATCTTCTTCGTTATCGTCTCGGCGTCGCCTTCGTCGGCCCAGCGGTTGAGGTCGCGCGTATCCCAATAGAACAAGGGCACCAGGCCTTCCCAAGGGTCGGTGTTGACCGCGTCCGGATCCTTGACGAAGTCCGGGCAGTCGAGGCCGGCGGCGCGGCACCAGTTGCGGAACTGGCGATAGTTGTCCTTGCCAGTGAGCTGCATCCCGGTGCGGCCGCGGTAGAGATAACCGTCGCCATCCTTCTCCGGCGTGTTGCCGAGATCGGTGCGGGTGTCGTAGCGCTGCTGCGCCGGTGTCGGGCCCCAGATCTCGCGGTCATAGCGGAAGTCGCCGCTCTCATGCATGAGCTGGGCGAAATACTGCGCGAGCCGATGCGGCCGATCCATGCCAAAGCGGTCGCCGTATCTGTCCAGCGCCACAAGCACGGACGCGAGGTTGCTCTCGTTCACCCTGCCCTTTGCGGCAGCGCGAACGTGCTGAGCGGTGATGGCGCTCATTCGTTTCTCCTGATTATGAATGTGGGGTTACGACGGAAAGGCTAATGGCGTTGAGCAATCGTCCGGCGCTAAGCTTCCGTTAGCCGTTCCGACGGCGGACGGGGCGGTTAGAGGCCTGGCGCCTGCCTCCAGCGACGGGCCTCGCCCGAGCAGAGCCTGACGCAGGCGTTCGAGCAGCCGCCCTGATTTGCTATTTTGAAAAGGTTAGATGAGCGGTATCGAAGGCCGATGCACTCGCGGATTGGGACTACTCATGGACGGCAATGAAGCAGACGAGCATCCGGACGAGTCCGATATGCTGCGCGACCAGATAAACTCAGGGGTCGCCTTGATCAAAGCTGGCAGAGCACGTCTTATGCTCGCCCTACCCTGTCATCGCGACAAAATCCCGAGCACCCACAGACCGGCTTTTCAAAGCCTTTGCAGAGTCTATGAGGTCACGGCGTTGATGGTCGACGAGCTCCGCAAGGAGGTCCCGTGCCGTGAGGAACTGTTGGCGGAATATCAAGGGATCTGCCGCGGCATCGAAGCCGATGCGGTCGCTATGCTGGAAGGAGAGACGAGCGATCGGTGGTGCTAGGACCTGTTTAGGGGAAGTGCGTGCGCTATTGGCAAGAAAAATCCCGCCGAAGCTGGCTGGTCAAGCTTGGCACAAGACGCCGCGGCGATCTTCCAAGCGCCGCATGCTAGGCCTTGTAAACATGGCTGCGGTTAGACCCGCGACTCCCCGCCCGGATCGCGGGTCTATGAGGCGATGATTACTGCCAGGGGTATCGCGGAACCGACGGCGAGTCCCGCCATGATGGCGATCAGCTCTTTCATCATATACCGCTCAAGGTCGTGGTTCATGATGGCCTCCATCTGCGTTTCGGGAAACGCTGTTCGGAGACCTTTCGTTCATGGTTGGTCTTCACCGAACCCTAAAGGCCCGCCGAAGCGAGCCTCAGTGGCGGGATTGAAGGCGCTCAGAGGACGAAGTAACCTTTCGTGAGAATTACAGCGTCGTCCAGATGGACCTTGAAGTCAGCCGCGCCGTCACCGTTGGTGTCACCGTAGACGTAGGTGTCGGATGCCAACTTTTCGACCCGAAGCTCTCCGCTCGTACCTGAGAATGCCTTAGACCCAATATACGTGAAAGCCTGGTTGCCGCTTACGGTAGCGTCAGCGTCGATGCGGGTAAGGTCAATCCGGTCGCCAGAAACGCGCGAGAAGTCAAAGATTGTGTCAATGCCGAGCCGGTCATTTGAATCGTTCGCTGAGGCGAAAACGAAAGTATCCTTGCCTAATCCGCCAAACAGCCGATCCGCCCCAATTCCTCCGGTGAGATTGTCGTCGCCGTTTCCACCATCGAGCTTGTCGGCACCGCGGTTCCCTACGAGGATGTCCCTGCCGTCATAACCGAACAGGACATCTTCATAATTGCCGCCGGACAATTTATCGGCGCCCGAAAGAGCCGATTTGACCAGAGCCTTGGCGGAAACAATGCTGCCCGACTCGACGACCTTGACAATGCTCTTCACGGAAAGCTTGAGTCCGGTAGCCGAGACAACTGTAGCACCTCCGTAGGTCTCGCTGATGCTATGCACCTCACCGCCGGTCGGTCCATACTCTCCGTAAGTGAAACCGCTGCCCCTAATTACAACCTTTGCGCCATCAACATACCCCGCGATAGTTGTGCTGTTATGCGTCGTGATCGTAGCGTCAGGCAAATCAGAAAAATCAAAGTCATAGTTCGACATATCGAGCCCGTAACCGGATCCGACTTTCAATGTAACGCCCATCTATACCCCCATGAGTTGAAGTTTGAACTCATAGGTAATTTCCCGCTTCTGATCAACCTGGAATAGCGGGCACAACCCGCAATGGTTCACCTTGTTGCTGGAAAGAGAAAAACCACGCTCGATGACGGGGGCTCTGCTGGACTAATCAGCCGGAATGTGTAGGTTCGGGCATCTCAAGGAGAGGCTGCAATGTCCGAAGAAGTTAATAGGAAAGAACTCGCTCACGTCGCCCACGCGATATGGGAAACCAAGTGCGCACGCGAACTTCGCCCCAATCGCTCGTGGGAAGCCGCGAAGACATGGGAGCAGGAAGATGTCTTGAGGTTGGCGACCGCTGCGCTCGAAGCAGTTAATAACTATCGCTCCGGCAGCAGGTAACAATGCATCTCGGCAGCCCCGATCATCCACTCGTGCAGCAGATAAAAGACCTTCAAGCAGAAAGCGTGAGACAGACGATACTGCACGAAGAGACCCGGCGCGCGCTCGAACATAAGATTGCTGACTTGGCCAGCCAACTCCAGAAAAGTCGCGAGACGATTTCTGAATACAGGAAAGCGAAGAGAGAGTTACAAGAGCGGCTGAGAAATGCCTCAGTGCGTCTTCGCGAAAAGGCAAAACCGAAGAGCCTTCTGTCACGCTTTTTCGAGCGGCCTCATCCGGCCAATCAAGCGCCGGAACCAACCTCCCGCAACACACCCAAGGGGACGGGCAGAACGGGAAAAGATTACGACGTAATTGCGAGTCTTGGCAGTTGGTGCGGGCCCGCGTTCAATATCCGCGAATATTACCGAACCACGAAGGCAACGCCCTTCGATTGGTGGATTTCGGATTACGACGCGACCGTTAAAGTGCTCGAAGACGATTTCGAGAATATTATGCGGCTGGAGAACTTAGAAATTCTTGATGGAGTTTATCCGCGAGAAACCGTCCGCTGCAGGCACTATGGGCTTCGCCATCACCACGACTTCAAGCGCGAAGGAGACCAAGGAAACGGTGACGGCTACCACGCAGCGGCTCCAGTCATAGACGATCTGGCGTCACAGATAGAGAACGCGCAGCAGAAGACACAATTCATTCTCAACCGGTTCAGGGACACCACGCGCGACGCTGATGTTCTGATGGTCAGGCATGAGCCGCATGTATACTCTGATGACCGTGTGGCCCTTCGGCTCTACGAAGCGTTCGTCAGATGTTTTAACCCGCGAACTCTTGACCTCCTCATCATCTCGACCGAGGACCGTACCTCAGCATCTATCGAGGTAGACCGTGGCTCAATCATTTTAGAACCGCTCGGTTCCCCCATTGAGCCGGCGCTATATCCATTCAACCAGAAGAACTTCACGGCTATCTTCGACAACATCGGCGCGACACTACGGAAGGAAAATCCCGATCGAGGGCGAGGCGATGCTGGACTAATCAGACGGAATGTGTAGGGTCACCGCCCATAAATTAGGGTAAGCGAGACAGCCACAAATGAATTTGAAGTCGTTTCGGGGATTCAGGACCACCTATGAGATTCAGGGAAACCCGGACGATAGTTATTTCAAAACTCTGCCAGATCATGACCTTGGGGGCCTGGCGAATTACCTGTACCGCCTCGTCAGTTTCAAGGACATTCACATATCTCTAGATATTGGCGCGAACATCGGTCTCAGCACCCTGTTGATTGCCGAAATCTGTCCGGGCAGCAAGGTCATCGGGTTTGAGCCTACACCGACTGCCTATGAGCACATGAAAGAGAATGTTTCCAGAGCCTCGGGCTGGAAACAAATTTCCCTTCAACCTCTCGCGGTTGGCAAAACCGTCGGAACCGTAAAGTTTGCGACCAGCGACACCGCTTCAGCACAAAATCACGTCTCGCAGTCTAACGACGGTATCGACGCGAAGATGACGAGTATTGATGCCTTTTCCGAATTTCACATGCTGCCGTTCGTCGACTTCATCAAGATCGACATCGAAGGATATGAAATGTTTGCGATCGAAGGCGCTCACAAGACTCTTCTAAAGCACAGACCTACACTCTTCTTTGAGTTCAACGAGCGCGCAATCGTCCACCATCTGAAAATGGACCCCGAAGAGTATCTAGCTCGCATCATGACCATGACGGGTCTATTGGCTGTGGTGGATCCTTCGAATGGCGACACCGTTCCCTTGCCGGTTGGGGCTAAAAATGCTCTTGCTTCTCTAAGGATGAAAATGAGGACCGCCGAAGACGTGTTCGACCTCGTCAATCAGGGCCTCCTTTAACTAGAAAACAGGATAATTTTCATGTCCCGCGTAGATGCTGCCATCGCGTCCCGAGCCGCCCTCCTCGATGACTTTTTCGGGGGGTGGGAGGTGTCCGACAGAGAGTTGTTTGCCTCGTACCACGTGGAGACTGACGGCACTCCAGGCATGATAACCGACTTCATGGGTATCAAGGCTCGATCGGAATACCATCCATGGGCAATCCATATGAACGGTTGGGTGATCAAAGACCTACCGATCCCCGACGATGCCCTACGAGCCGAGGCAATCGAATACTTCGTTCTCTTCGACGCGATCAACAACAGCCGCGACACGTTCAGAATGGCCGAGATTGGTGCTTCTTATGCGCCATGGAGCTGCGCGGCACATATCAACGCTACGCGCCGCGGCCTCACCCCCTACATTACCGCCGTCGAAGCCAGCCAAACTCTGTACGACCTCATCCCGCAGCATTTGGCTGACAATGGCGTCGATCCGGCGACGGTTCGCACCATCAAGGCAGCGGTCGCCTCTCATCCAGGCACTCTCTATTTCCCGAAAGTGACCGACTTCGGCCAGAACGGCGGCCAGGCCGTCGAGGAGAACACCGGAGTAGATTATGTCGGTCGTGTCGTTGAAAACGAGGAAGTAACCGCGATCACGCTCGCCGATGTGATTGACGGAGAGACCTTCGACCTCGTTCATGTTGACATTCAAGGCGTCGAGGCGACGGTTCTGGCTTCTGCCATCGAGCTGCTTAATTCGAAAGTCCGGCGCCTTTTTGTAGGTACACATTCACGTCTGATCGAAGGGCAACTCCTCGAGCTTTTTGCCGCAAACGGCTGGGCACTCGTGCGGGAGCGCCCAACCAAGTTTCAGTATTTTGCCGACCGGCCCGATGTCACCGGGTGGACCTCCCGCGACGGTGGCCAGTACTGGGTCAACCCCAAGCTTCTTTGATCACCAGTTTGCCGCAACGTCTCTGTTGGTCGCAGAGACGTTGTCGTTTACAGGCGTCGTGGTGAGGAAACTGTTCCCTCGAACCACGTATCGATCGGACGCGCCATCGATCTGGACGCCCTTCGTGATCGTACCGCCAGGCCATGCCACTGGATCGTTCTTTATGCGCTTCGTGAGGGTCACAGAGAAATCCGTCACGCTGTTGAAGTAGAAATAGCGAGTGGCTGTGCTAGAGGCGGCGCCGCTATCATAGATCGTTGCATCGTCAACTGTTATACCCCGACCTCCTTCGAAGTGAATGAGTTCGTTGACGCAATAGTTGAATTTGGGCGACCTGATGCTGACGGCCTGGATGATTCCAAATCCCGTTCCATCGGTGACCTGCTGACCCCATATCCCGGCGACAGTGATGCCCGAGAAATATGGGCTATTAAGTTGGATTTCTTCGATTCTCGAATTCGGGCCATGTGCTTGCATATAGAGACCGTAATCCGAGAACACGAGGAACCCGGCGTCTAGCTGATATCCGTTGTCGTACCAGAAGTGGCCAGCATATCCCTTGTAGGTCGCATTCGAGCGAACGTCGATGTTGACCTTGTACTGACCGCCATAGATACCGCCGGTCAGTATTTTGATGCCACGGATTTCAGCGTTGTCGGTGATGGTCGCTGGGATACTGATTTCCAGAGCCGTGCCCTGGTTGGCAGGCTGGATGAGCACGACATTTCGATCAATCACGATTTCGCCACTAAACTTGCCCGACTTGGTGACGCTGATCGCGAGGCTCTTACCCACCTTCGCCTTGCTTTCGAACTGGCAATTGGTGATGAGCACGTTGCGAACGTTCGTCATCTGGACGTTCACCAGGAACTCGCGGACGTGAACGCCCTCGATCACATTGAGGATCGCCGCGCTGTCCAGCATACGTGAACCGTTATTCGGGTCGCCGGCATCGGTTCCTGCATCTCCGAAGAACATGCCCACCGTGGCATTTCCAGATCCATACGATTCGTCCAAAACGTAATACTTGAACCTGAAACTGCACAGCCTGCCGTCTTCTGACGGAAGGTACGTCGCGGCAATGTAAAAGCAAATACCAGATGACATTTCAGATGCGAACCGCGTGCCGCTGGCGGTGCCGAGCATCGCCCCGTTGCCTTCTAGACCCGTCGGCGTACCGAGAGCGGGATTGAATATCACCGGAGACGAAAGCCTATGTGACCCGCCGCCAGCTATAACCGCAGGGTGTCCGTGCCCGTCGCTAGACCCTGTCTCAGAGGATTGGACACAGACAATGGCCTTTTGCAGCGCCGGGGAGCAATCTGTCCCAGTGAAGCCATTCCAATCCGCTTTTGCACCCCACCAGTATAGAAACGGTCGCTTGATGCCGACAACAGAACCGCCGCCATCGTCATTAAAGACCTTGCGCCAAGGCGCCTTAACGTTGGCTTGCAGATTCAGCTTGTTGCCGTTTAGGAAAACCCGGCCGGCTGTAATGCGGAAATCCCACTCCTTCGGCACCGTGGCGTCGTTCGCCATAGTCATGTCAGCCGTTAATTCCATGATCGTCGGAACAGACGCATGCGCGATGGCATTCGCTACGGCCACGTCAAGTGTTTCGCCACATGCTGCCAGATCCAGCCGTGCCGCCGACATGCGGAACCAAAACCCATCGGCGCTTTGGAACTTGAGCGGAGTAGTCGGCTCCACATTCGCCGGCTGGGGAACCTTGATGTAATAGGCTGGCGCGACCGGTGTTGACGACGAAAAGCGAAGGATGTTTACCGTGCTGAACGCCACGAGATTATAGGTTGCAGCAGTGTCTGGGCTGCTGAAGATTGGCACGTTGCCTTGCGCAACGGTATCGCCTGCAGCGTCGAGTGCGATGTCTCGGGCTGCTTCTGCAGCGCCTTGCGCGGCTTCTGCGGCGTCCCTTGCCGCATAGAGCTTCGCGGCAATTGTCTCATCGCTAAACAGCCGGAACGTCGAGCCAGACACGACGCCAAGCAGGATCATACCGGCCTGGAGGCCGCCGACCTCGACGTCTTCGCCGCTGTTGCTCTTGATCGTCAACGCAGAGCCGCCGTTGAAGCTGACCGTGACCGGAGTTGCGGTGTTCGTATCCGCAACGTTCATCCAGATCAGCGCGGAGCCGCTGACCGGAATGGCGGTCGTCGCCTGAATGGCGTTTGGCGTGCCGGCGCCGGCATCGGATGCGATGATGAAACTGAAGGGCAGATCGCTGCGCCGCGTCCAAGAACCCGTTCCCGAGGCGCCTACTTTGCCGTAGACGCCATTGTTCGCAGCAATGGGATCTCCAATGACCCACGCCACGCTGTTGGCAGCCTTCGACAAATCTGCATCGAGTGCCGTCTTGCTGGAATAGATCAGGCCGCCGGACGAGGTAAATGCCGTGATGATCCCTTCGACCCACGCCCCCCACGCGCGGATTTGTTCCTTCTTCGGCTCATACGGATCAGACGAAGGGCCGTCGGCCCAAATGTTTGCGGCAAGTTCGACCATGATTTTTCCCATGCGAAAACGCCCCGAGTTGAACCGGGGCCGTTGACAGGTTTGCGACTTAGGGGTGTCAGGAGACGGTGAATGGCCCGGTCGGGACCGGATCGCCCGGAACATTCGACGGATTTACCGACACGACAAAGCCGTAGCGGATGCCCGCTGAGATACCGGTAAGACGATAGTGATTGACGATATCGGGGCCGCTGTACTTCGTTCCGAAAAGCGTGGCGCCGGTGAAGGAGTTCACGGTGTTCCAATAGGCGCGAGCGCCCTCGTAGGTTTCATCATTCGGGGAAGTCCATTGGAAGACAGCCTCGCCTGGGTTCACGCTCCCTGTCGCGCTTACATCCGTCACTTCTTCAGGAGGATTCGGATAAGCCGTCGAGGTAACTGTCTCCGTTACCGACCAATTGGAATACCTTCTGTTGGATGCGATGAATGCGACCTGGATGTCCAAGACTTCATCGACGGGGACATTCCCTGTGGAAAGATTGATATATCCTCCCGAAGGATTCGCGCTTGGGTTCCGCTGCTCCACCCATGCACCGGGAGTTCCCAATCCGTCTGCGTCCGCCACCCTGTATCGAACGACCGGCGTATAGCTACCGTCCTCTGGGTCGATGACCACGACTCGGATGTAGACGCTGCCGCCTTTGGCCTTCGCCTGGATGAGATTGATAACCGGCGTCGGAATGTCCGAAGCATTTACCGCCGGCGGTACGGGCGGTTGTTGCCCCTCTTCCGTGGTTGGGTTCCAGTTGTCGATGCCTTCGGGATGCTCGATGAAGTCCATCGTAAAACCGCCCTTCGTGAGGGCAACGATAGACCGGCGGTTCTCAACCAGCTTCCCGTCGAGCTTAGGCAGCCGCTTGGGCGTCTCGAGCCTGACCCAACGCGCATAGACGGCGTTGATGCCGGAAAGGCGAACATCAAGGCTGCCCTTGACCTCCTGGCGTTGACGCAGCCAATCACGCTTGCCGAGGCGGCGCGCTTGCCGCCACTGATGGCACCACTCGTAGGCTCCCTCCATGGTGAGGACGCGGCCGGCGGCGATCTGCGCGTCCGTGTCCTCGAAGAAGTCGGTGTCGCAGCTCGTGTAGTTCGTGGCCGGATAGGTAAATTTCGGAACCAGGCGGTTGCACTCGTCCTCGAAGAGCACACCGTACTGGACGTTGTGGCCGACGATGTCGGCATCGGTCAGCGTTGCTGTCCTGCTTTCGCGGAACTTGCCGACCGTGAGGATACGGGCTCCGTCGCCGCGGGCGACGAGGTGACCGTCACACGTTGCGAGGATCGCGTTCAGCCCTGACTTCGGGCCGTTCTCTGTCGTGTCCCAGCCGTTGCACTCGTAGCGCCGTTCTGTGCCGCCGCCTTTTAACGGCACCAGCTCGTCGCAAACGTTAGCCTCCTCTTTCCAGAGATCGATGACCGGAAGCAGGGCCTTTGTATAATCGAGGCCAAAGCCGAACTCGTTAAAACAGAGATGCCAGGCAAGAATGATCGCGCTGTTGCGGGTCCAAGTCCAAGTGTTCGGATTGGTCGGGCTCTGCGCCGGGTCGCGGAAGTCCCAGCAATAGGCGCCGTCGATCTCTACCGATGGCGACGGTGCCCCGTACGGAAACGCCGTCTGCTGATCCTGCGCATCCGCGTTGTGCGCCCGCATGGCGAGCGACGCCTGCCCGTCTCCGCGATGGTCGTTGGTCCAGATGCCATCTGCGCCCAGAGCGGAGACGATCTCGGCATAGGGCGTTTCCGGGTTCGCTCCGAGGCGGGTATACAGCCTCACATTGGCCGACCCTGCCCCATACCGGCCACCCGTCGTAAGCGGCGTCACGACATTGTCGACCACCGTCACCTCGTCGTCGTTGAGGTAGAACCGGTTGAACGACTTGATCCGATGGCCGGCGATCGCCTGCACCGAATAAAGATTAGAGCCCTTCGCCTCCCACATCATGCGCGCGCCGGCAACGCGCGTGCGGCCGACGGCATAGATGCGGAACGGTATCGCCTGGTTGAGCGGTGCTCGGCCGTCCTCTGGCTTCGGTGGCTTCGGTGCTTGCGCCAGAAGAGCATTGAGCCCAATCGAGATAGCAGTCGTGGCGATCGCCGACGCAATCGAGGCGTAGGTGATCGTTGTCGCACCGATCGCGAACCCGCCGGTACCAAGCACGGCCGTGAAGATCGGCGTGAAGATCGGATCGAACAGAACCTCGCTGTAAAGCGACGTCGTGCAGCCCAACCCATAGCGCTGCAGCATCATGCGGTGATGGAAACTCATTCGTTTCGATCTCCATCCGGCGCGCGCCAGGCTGCAACGTGATCAAGTTTCTTGGCGATGACACCGGACGGCGCCAGCAGGGCCCAGAGCGGGCCGAAACGGATGGCGCAGACTTCCTTAACGCCAGTCATGCCGGCAGGCGCGAGCACAACACCGACGTCGCCGTCGCGCGGCTCGTCGGTACGGACGAAGCCGAGCGGCTCAAGTGCGGCTGCGGCAAAGGCGACCAGCCCGCCAGCCTTGGAAAGAATGTCGTGAGCGCCCTCGGCCGTGCTGTATGTGCCGCGATAAGCTTCCGCAGGATCCACGCCGACGCTTTCGCGTAGCCACGTTCCGCAGAAGGTCGTGCAATCGTCGCCAGCCACCCCGCCCCACCGGAACTGGTGTGGCAGGCTAAGAAATTCCTGCAATGTCATGGCATTCCTTAGAAATTTGGCCAGACTGGCTGTACGCCTCTGGCAAGTCGGCTGACGCCGTCGCAAAACTTGTCGGTCGGCGAGATTGCCTTCTGATGCGGAGTGGACCAGACCGAGCGTGCGCCGCGGGACCGGGTCGCCTCACCGGATACAACGGCAAGCGAAAGCGTGATGCTCGGGCTATCTCCCTCCTCGACCGGCGGGCTCACCTCCCCGGTATGAGAAGCTGTCCCCGTCCAGATCGGGATGATGCTGCTCATCGGCTGGAAGTACCGATCGAGCGTCGTCAGCCCCATCTGGACCGCTGCGCCGCGCACCGGCGGCAGGCTGTCGAGCATCTTCGCCGATGTCGCGGGGTCCAGCCCGGAAAGCGTGAATTCGACGCTGTCGGCCGTACCGTTGACCAGCACCTCGAGAGTCGGCACGCCGATCAGACGGCCGCCGCCGAGATAGACGGTTCCGGTTGGATCGATGCTGTCGAAGTTGGCCGGGATGTCGTTGATCCCGAACCAGAGATGCAAGGCAGGATCCGTATCGACCCGGAGGAAGATGCCGAGCTGATGGCTGCCGCGCATCTCCTCGATGATGTGTGCGGGGACGAACTCCATCAGAACGCCTCCGTAAACTGAAGCGTGGGGCGCGAGTGATACCAGCCCTCATAATCCCACGGCAGGCTGTAGCCCCTGGGGAATTTCATGACGCACATCGGCCGCGCGAGCTCGACGCGGGTTCCGGCGGTCACCGCCTCGCGCAACGGAGGAGCGATAGCAAGTGTGTAGACCGGATTGGTTTCGCTCGTCTTAGAGATGACCTCCCAGTACCGATAGGCCCGCCATCCCTTGGTTGGATGATAGATCGAGAACCAATCCGACCAGCGCAGCGGCCGTGCGGCGCCGTAGACGCGCATTTTCAAGATACCCGCTCCGAGGCCGGCCGCCTCGGTTACTTCCCCGTACACGGTGGCCTGGCTGTAGCCGGAACCGTCCGAGAAGAACGAACCATCCGAATGCGGAATGCCCTTGACGATCGGGCGCTTCTTGCCATCGATGATGGGGAACGGTCCGATCCCGTCATTGATAATCGGGACGTTGAAGAAGCGATAGCCGCCGTTCCCACGTGCCCCGAGCCAGTTGATGACCTCGTGCCGCTCAGTGTCTTCTGCCTGTAGGACGCACCGCTCATAGACGGCAGTGACGATACCGCCGCCGCTGGTCTCGATACTGATCGACTCCCCGACACCATTGACGCCGCCGTCGATCGCCGACCCGGGATTGTCGAAACTCGCCCGGGTCGGCCGGAGATACATGATCGGCACGGTAGGCTGGTTGATGTAGACTGCCATCCATCAGCCCTTCTGCGCTACGAATCGCTTCTGCGTTTCCCCGAAGCCGACGCGGCGCTGCTGCTCGTTATACTGAGACAGCGCCTGCCCGACGCCTTGCCGTACAAGGGCGCGGACGTGCTCATCGCCGTTGGCACCGATCACATTGACGTTGAGGTTTGCCGGAGCGTTGCTGTTATTGCCGTTTCCGGCCATCATCCGGGCGCTCCTGTTGGTGTCGAACACCTGCGAGCCCTGCGGGAGATTGACGAGCTCCGGACCGCGCTCGCCGACGATCGACAGGCCGCCCGGTGCATAGTTCGTGCCATTGGCGAAAAGACCGATGCCCCCGCTCCTCGCCAACTGGCCGGATCCGGAGAAGATCGTTCCGGACAGGAAGGAAAGCCACCCAGAGCCCCCGCCTGATCCGCCCGTTGCAAGCGAAGAACCGACCTGGCTCAATCCGTTTCCGAACTGGCCGAGGCCTTGCGTCGCCTGCTGCGCGGTACCGCCGAACTTCGCCAAAGCCTCTTCAGCGCCGTTGAGCCGTCCGGCGAAGTTATGGGCGCCTTCTGGATTGCCCCAAGAGAAGCCGGACGGGCGTTCGAATCCGGCGAACGCCGCCGTGGCCTCGCGGGTGCTGCCCGCTCTCGTCAGCGCCTGCCATGCACGGTTTTCCGGCCCCATGAGTTCGCTATAGGCAAATTCATGCTGCGCCAGAGCGTTGCTCAGGTTCCCCTTCCCTCCAATCGCACTGAACAGGTTGTTCCTGCGGTCGTTGTGCTGGTAGAGCCCGAAGGCATTGCCACCGTCGCCGACGGCCAGCGGGTTGAAGGCGCTCTCGGCCTTGATGTTGCCGAGGACGCCGGCGACCTGATGATCGGCGAGCCCCTTCGACTTCCAGAAGTTCCAAGCGAGTTCCGCACCTGACCCCGACACGGGGCCGAGCGACGATCGGCTCACGGCGCCTACCGGAGCGGCAAAGGTGGCATTGTCGTTCGCTGCCCCACCGAGGATGTTGCTGACGACGCCGGACGCGCCGGAAGACTTGCCGCTTCCTCCGGTCAGCCAGTTTGCAGCAGCGGTGGCCAGCTGATCAAAGATGGCGTCCCAAGCCTTTTCGCTGGCTTTCTGGGCAGCGCTCAGAGCCGACTTGACGATCGCATCGCCGATCTTGCCGCCGTTCGCCCACGCCTCCTGGTGGATGCCGTCGAAGAACCCCTTGAAGGCGTCCTTTGCTTCTTCCCGCCGAAGGCCTTGGCGGATTGCATCAGCCTCGGGCGAATTCAGGTCCTCATTGAAGCCGTAGCGCGTGAGCGTGGACGCAACCTGCCGGTCCATGGCGCTGCGCTCGGCCTGCCGTTCCTGGAACGAGATGTCGAGCCAGAAATCAGCCTTTGCTTCTGCCGCCTGGCGGTAGGCCTTGGTGACGTCGTCGACCTTCTCCTTCTGTGCTTCGAGCTCGAAGAAGTTCGGCTTCTGCCCTGGCACCGGCACGGAAGTCAGGCGGCCATCGGAGTTGAGGATGGTCGTGGCGTCCGGATCTCCGCTCAATTCGATATTCGGTCGGCTGGTCGGAACGCCCGGGTTGCGCGGCATGAAGTCCGCGGTGCGCATCGTCCTGCCGTTCTCGGTGAAGAACGATCCGGAGATGATGTCCTGCACGTTACTGGCACCAGCGATGCCCGCGATCCACGCGGCGCGGGCCTCCCGAGACGCCTCAATGCTATCTCGGATCGATTTTGTGATTTGGTCGAATGCGTCCCTGAAGCCGAGGACCGACTTGATCCCGTAGCGATCCACCGCTTCGGACAAGAAGCGCTGAGCATTGTTGATGTCCGCTATCGATGCGGTACCCTCGTCGAGGCGCTCGCGCAGGTCACCGAAGGCCTGCGAGAAATCACGGATGAACGCGGGATCAGCATCGATGCTACGGAGGCCGCGAACGGCTTCTGAGAACTGACGATTGACACCCTGCAACTCCTCGCCAAGGCCTTCAAGCTCCCGGCCAGCGAGGATTTCCCCAGCTTCGCGGCCCTGAGTGATCTTGTCGGCGCGATCGAGCTCGTCGACATAGGCCTTCAGCTGCGGCGCTGCGTCGCCCCAAAGCGCAGCCGCGCGTCGGATCAGGTCGTTCTGCTCTTCGAAGAGCTTGCTCGTCTTGTCCGTGCCGCTCTCTGCCGTCATGAAATACTGGATCAGCGCGGCCGTGCCTGCCGTCAGCCCGATTGTGACCAACGAAACAGGGCTGATGAGCGATGCGAAGGCGGCAGCAAGCCCGGACACCGGCCGCTCCATCGATCCGAGCACCGATGCGAGCTGCGTGCCCTGCTGTAGACCGATCATCAGCGGGTTCATGCCCATAGCCGCGGTGACGGCGATGTCCTGAAACTGAAATGCGGCGTTGGCAGAGTTGAAGCCCTGCGCACCGCCACGGTTCTGGTTCGCAGCCTTCACGGCAGCGCCGGCGGCCGTCGCCGACGTCTTCAGGCGCTCATAGGCCTGGCGCTCACGATCAAGCGCCTGCGTCATCTCCTGCGCCGTGATCGCGCCGACCTTGTGCGCCCGCTGGATTTCACCAATCGAGGCCTCGTAATCGCGCGTGGCTTTCGCCAACGGCTGATACTTCAGCGTGAGCCGCTCGACTTCCATCCGGAAGGCACGCACATGCTCATCCTGCGAGCCGAACGAACGGCCGAGATCGTCGATCGGCGGCTTAAGCTTGCCAGCGCCCTGCCCTGCCTTCCCAAGCGCGCCGCCAAGCTGTTCGACCTCGTTCTCGAGCTTTCCAACAGCCTGTTGAGTGCGGCCGGCGGCTGCCGTCAGCTGATCCAGGTCAGCCGCGCCTTTGACGGCCGGCGAACTGTCGATCTTGAAACCAAGGGTAGCTTCAGACATCGGCTATCACTTCTTGCTTGGGAAAATCGCATCGAACAGACGCGCGGAGAGCGGACGCTCTGAGACTTTCGGCTTCTCTGTCTCTGGCTCTTCAGCCTTGGGCGCCAAGATCTCGCGGCGCTTCAGGTCCATTGCCAGAATGGCATCGAGCTGCCACTGTTTGAGGACGAGGCCGCGAAGCCTCGCCCATTCTCCGATTGCATGAAACCCAAGAGGATTGGGCCCGTACCCGTTACCGGTGCGCTGGCTATCCAGTTCCCGGAACCACCACCACACCTGCTGGCCAGCGGCGGGGATAACGAGTTTCTTACCTTCGTGCTGATCGACGATCAGGCCGCAGAGCCGGTCGATCAGCTTTTGGTAAAAGAGCCGCGGCGAACCGCGCGAACCTCGACCTGCTCACGGATGATCCGGAACTTCGAATAAAGATTTCGAACGTTCTCCTCAGAGAAGGGAACGACATTGCCGCCGATCTTCGGATTCGGAGACCAGCTCACCGTTGCCTTTGAGAGGATGGCGACCATGCGCGCGTCGCTGTCATCCTCCCGCGCTTCTCCGAGACTTTCGCGCTCGGCCGCTGCCTTGGCAAATTCGGAGGCGACATCGCGCACCGCCTTCTGCATGCGGTCGCTGTCCGGGCCGACGACGCGGATCTTGAGACCGATCGGCTTCGCCTGTTCATTCAGGATATCGATCTCGATACCCTCCTCCTGGGATTGGACGAGGGCTTCGAGGCCGGAAAGGTCGACAAACTCTTCAGCCATTACGCACCACCGACCGGGTTAACCGTGAGAATTGCGGAGTTCACTTCAAGGTTGCCCTGCAGCAGTCGCGCGGTGTTCGCGCCGCCACCATTCTCCTGAGCGGTCATGACGATCGCGTAGAAATACTTGATCGTGCCAGTCGGCACCGTAGTGGCAGTGTGGGTGCCCGATTGTGTGCCGGTCGTTGCGATTGCGGCGCCGCCCGGAGTTGCCGCAACGCTGAAATCGTTCGCGGTCGGGCTGACGACATAATAGGTGGTGCCGGCGGTGAGACCGGTCGGTAGAGCTCCGGTTGTGGAGAACTTGATGGGCGTGCCCGCGGCGAGGCCATGGGCGGTCCAGGAGATGACGCCGGGAGACGCGATGGTCATCGTTACCGTCGAGGTTTTCGCCGGGGGCGCATCATTGAAGCGGATGCGGAACGGATAGTTATAGGGAGTAGCCTCTGCCGCGATCAGCGCGATCTGGCCTTCATCTTCCGGCAGGATGATGAAGTTGTTCTGCATCGAGCCGGCGTTGCGGGTGCCCTTCGCCTTCAGGTCGCGGCCAGAAGAGATGACGGATTCAGTGACGAGCGTGGCCGCGTCACCGATCGCGCCCATGGTCTGCCAACCCTTGATTTCGGTGAAGCTCACCGAAGAGAAGAGCGAAGCGATCATGTCGGCATCTTCCGGAACGCTATTGACGGCAGGCCCGATATCGATCTTGGAGCCAGCTACAGGATAGAGCTGCATGGTTCATGTCCTTCTGTCTGATTGCGCTTGCCGAAGGCGCGGAACGGCAGGGCCAATCAGGCCGGAACTTGCGGGTAGCAGCGCCACCGGGTGGTGACGGGGATGTTGTGATGCGTGTCTCCAGTCACGAGAACGCCGATTTCCGGATCCTCGTCGATGCGGACCTGTGTGTCCGTGCGGAACAGCTTGGTGCCGCGGCGGAAGTGCGCGCGAAGCTGCCCGGCGAGATTGTATCCGTCGACGATGGCCGAACCTTTCGGCCACATGACGTTGGTGCGAATGAAACCTTGGCGGATCGGGTCCATTTCGAGCGAAAGATCAGTTTCGATCGAGCGGTTGAAATGGACTTCGCAGACGACGAATTTGCTTGTCGCTGCCGGGGTGAAAGACACGCCCGGCAGGACCACCGTGACACCGGCCGGCGGGACGAACGCTTGCGCGCGCAGCACCAACGCCTGGTAGATTTTCATTTCAACAGTGTCAGCCATCTGATACCTCTAGGCCCATGGCCGACAAAGCACTCAGCGATACCGAGGTGCATGACCTCTTGCACGAGGCGCAATCGCTGCTGCTCAACAAGACCGTGAAAACTGAGAACGGCCGGCAGGTGCTTTCCGCAGCCATCAGGGATCTCGACGTGCTTCAGAAGGCCCTGATCATCATGTCCGAGGGGACGGACCCGCTTCAAAGCGACCGCGAACCGTCTCTTCCGCGCGTTTGACGGTCTGCGGCCAGTCCTGGGCCTCGGCGTCGACAAAGCCGTATCCAGCCTGATTGTAGAGCCGACCCAGGCTGTCTTCGCCGACGAAGCCGTAGTTCATGCGGGGCCCGTAGGCGGCCTGAAATCCCAGATAGAGCGTCTCGCCTACATCGAGGTTGGCAATGATCAGCTCGATCTCTCCGCTCTGATCCGGATATTGCTTCTCGCCCTGGTCAACCGTCGGCATGGACGTGGTCGAGGCCATCAGAGAGTTCTTCAGGTTGCCGGTGACGACCGGAATGCGGCCGCCTTGGGCAACAGAGGTCCGGACGTTATTGGCGACCATCTGCGCCGCGGTGCGCAGGACGGCGGCCTCGCGCTCTTGCTCTGCCTTCACCCATTCGGAGACCTGGGCCGCAAACGACAGGTTCTCAGCCATCAGCGGCCTCGCGATCTGGCATATTCCCCGGCGAAGTCGAAGTTATATTCGACATGGCACCGACATCCGATGATCTCGGCCGCCCCAGCACCGAGGCTGGTATCGCCCGGGAAGCGCAGCAATGCGCCCGAGGGAGATTGGAATGGCAGGTCCATGCCCGTCACTTCCTCTGCATTCAGGACCTGGTGCGTGTGGCGGACGCGGCCGTCGCCGACCGAGCGCCAACGACGGGTGACAAGGCTGGCATCGCGGCCGGCGCGATCCAGCCCCTGCTGATAGGCCTCATGCTTGGCCGCATGGACAGACGACTGCGTTTCCGTCCGGGCGATCGTCTGGGCCCGGAGCTGGACATACCGGTCAGCGAGCCGGCCGGTGATCTTCTGCACGGCGTCGGCCGGGAGAGGCTTGCCTTCCCGAATAGCCTTGGCGACCTGCCGGTCGAAGCGCTTATCGCGGCGCGTCAGCGTCAGGTAGTGCTTCATGCCCTCTACGTCGCCCGAGAGCAGCGCCGTGCGCGCGTTCTCGACGGTTCGGGCAAGCTGGGCCGTCATGCCGAGCAATCCGCCCTCACGGCGTCCGGTGACCTTGTTCACCCGGCCGGCAATGTCGAGAGCAATCGTGTTCGGCCCCTGCCCCTTGGCGTAGCCGGATTCGATCCGCTCCCGGGCCATCTGCTTCGTGTCTTCAGTCACATGCGTGATCATCGTCGACGAGGCTTCCCGGATGATCTGTTCGGCGCGTTGGTTCTGCACGTCCCACCTGAACACGACACGGCCGCCCATCGGATCGGACAGACGCGGCATGTTCTTTGCGACCAGGAGGCCGCCGGCGTTGAAGGCTGTCCGGATCGCCTCAGAGAAGGGCCGGAACGCAGCGGGATCGATATGCAGCGCCGCAATGGCGCCCTCGATGTCCCGGCGTTCAAGCCGCTCGACGACTTCCTTCAGCACGATCTCGGATTTGATGTCCTCGATCGCCTCGCGGAAGGCCTTCTCCATGGCTGGGGAAAGCTCTTCGATGAGGGCGTCGAGCTGCTGGCGAAGAGATGCCACGCAATCAGCCTCGCATCAACCGGTCGCGCCGACTTAAGGCGAAGCTGGAGCGCTGGTGCTCGAGCGTTGCCCGCTGGACTTCCTTCTGAACGAGCCGACGAATACGCTCGTCCCCATCAGCGCCCGTGACCGTGACGCTGACCTGTTGGGCTTGACGGCGAGCGACGTCTGCTGCGGTCATGGCTGCTGGCTTCGGGAAGCCTTCCGCACGCTCACCAACGAGGATAGCTGCGGGAGCCGCCACAGCACCGCCGGCGGCGAAGCCGAGAAACGAGCGCCTGTTCATTCCTTGTCGCCTTTCTTCGTGGCAACCTTCTCCTCGGGCATCTTCTCCGCGATGCCGAGATTGATCAGGCCCTGGGCAAGACCGCCCGACAGGTCGGACGCGTCGATCACGTCGCCGACGGCAAAGCGCTGGTAGTCCTTCACAAAACGGATTTTCATAGCGGGTCCTTTCACCACTTGGGCCAGTCGACCGTAGGGCCGAGACCGGGTTTGATAACTTCCTTGGCGACCTTGTCGGCGATCTCACGTCCGTAGAGGTCGACCAGGACAGCAAATATCTTCGATGCAGGCGCCTCCATGAGTTTCAGGAAGTCCTGTGCGGGCACGCTCATGCTGCAATCCTTCCCTGGACGATGAAGACGACGTTGGTCAGGCCGTCGTAGTTGTTCGGGTCTGCTTTGATCACCCGGAACGTCTTGCCGCTCGCCGCGACCAGGTCGCCGGGCTTGGGCTCGATCGCGAGGCCGACGGACGAGATGTAAATCTGCATGTCGCCGGACAAGATCTCGGTACCGTCGATCTCTTGGGCGCTGTACGCCATCGGCACCAGCGTGGCCGTGTATGCGGTTTCGACAGGATCGCCGCCTTCGACGGGGTCCGGCTCTGAAATGCGCATCACGGTACCGGCCTGGCCAAATTCGGTGATGAGCTCTTCGGCTACCGTCTGCATCTCCTGGTAGTTGAATGTTGCCAAGCGATGTGCTCCTTATTTCGCTCCCAAAAGGAGGGCACATGACACAGTATTCGCTCATTGAAGACGGCAGTTCGGAAACCGGCACCAAGACCTTTACTGTTCGAATTGACGATGAGGTGGTCGCAACGAACAAAACCAAGATCGAAGCGATGATGGAAATATGGACTCGTCTAGATCCCGAAATGCCTGCGGACCTTTGGAATGAGATGAAGCGGTATTACCGCGACAAGATCGAATCCTAGCCAATCGACGCGATGCCGACGCAAACGACGCTGTCGTCGCGCAGATACGGCGCCAGCATCCCGTCAACGATGGAGATGAGCGGCGTGATGGACGCGGCCGTGCCGTCGCTATCCTTCGCCGTTTGGTATTCCTTTTCGATCTGCCCGACCTTTACTCGCTTCACGGCGCCCGAAGAGGTACTGATGACAGAGAGTGAGCCAGGCTTCACCGCTTCCTGATAGGCGGCGTAGTACGAAGCGTTGATCACGGCGGCTGGGATCAAGTCCGACGGCAAAAGCTTGCCGCTGACGATCGCGCCCTCGCGCGGCCAGCAACGCTCCTGCAACGCGTCTGCAACGCTGCCGACGAAGCGGGAGCCATACACCGCGTCGATGTATTGGCTCCCACGATTGCGAAGGACGGCAAGCGACGGCGCACCGGCTGGCAGCGTGTAGCCGTTATCATCGAGCCACGCCTGAAACGTGGCATCAGCACCGTAGCCTGCCATTGATCAACCTTCCTTGACGAAGGTCGCGACGTGCGCGGCCTTGTCTTCGTCCGACAGGGCATTGAAGATTTCGGCATCATCCTTGCGGAGCGCCTTCACTTCCTTGTTGTCGGCGTCGTAGATCGCCCACCAACCGGTGCCCTTGTCTTTGGCCTCGAATGGGGCCTTGAACTGGGACGTTGCTTCACCGGTCACCGCTTCCTTGTCGGAGCCGCTGGACGAGATCACCTCGTACCGGCCGGCCCATGCCTTCGGCTCTTTCTTCAGGGTCAGTTCGGTACCGACCGCGATCTCTTTGCCGGTGCTCGCATAGATGCCCGGCTGCGTGATCTTCACACGTACGCTCATCGGCGTATCTCCTTGGTTTCAGAAAGGGAAAGCCCCGCCCGAAGGCGAGGCCCAGCCTCAGTCAATGTCGGTGGAGTAGAAGACGCCGGTCTTGCCGTTGAAGTCGGCCCGGATCTCGATGCCCATCGCCCCCATAACCAGGAACTGGTAGTTGTCGGTCGGGTTCTGGCGGGTCATCGCCGTTGTGTTGACGGCCATGCCGACGAGCGGACGGATGAACTCGGAGCTCGGCACGAAGCCGAAGAACTCATTGCCGGACAGCTCGTAGGTCACCGCGATCTTGTTGATGCGGCGGTTCGTCAGCAGGTACTGCAACAGCGTGCCGCCCTTGAAACCGGCGGAGCCGGAATAGGAGCGGTCGAGGTTGCGGCCGATCTCGGGCGAGACATAGACGTTGACCTTGCCCGTGATCAGGTTGTCGTCGAGCATGGCGCCGAGCGTCTGGCTGAAGAACGTATCGATCGCGTCCGAGGTCGTTGCCGGCGACGTCAGGTCGATGTTGGCACCGCCGGCAGCAGCGCCGAGGTTGATCGCCTTCGCCAGAGGCGAGGTGCGGATGCCGTAGGCCGTGTAGCCGCCGACCTTGATGGTTGCGTCGCCGTCGAGAGCATAGAGAGCCATGTCGCGACGGATCTTGGCGGTATGCGCCTCCTGATCGTCGGACAGCGCGTCAAAGTTCTCCGACTGCAGCGTATTCCATTCCCGCCATTCCCGGCCGTAGGCCGTGGAGAAGATCGGGACCGGAGAGCCGCGGTAGTCGTAGACGACCTTATCCATCGGCACGGGCACCTGGCCGGACATCGAGCGGACCACCGAGCCGGCATCCGAAGAAACGCGGTTCAGGTGGACGAGCTTGCCGATGTTCACCGCCTTGGCGAGCGGCATGAGGTCGGCCATGTAGACCTGACCTTCGTCCGAACGCATGACACGACGGGTGATGCCGTCGAGGTCGAGCCACGCGTCGCGCGGCAGGATGGCGGCCGCATTCTGAACGGCCGCCAGCGCAGTTTCAGTCTGGTGGAACCATTCGCGGTTCGCCTGTACCTCGTCCCACCAACCCGCATGGATTCGGGAGTTGGCGACGAGCTGGGAGGAGAAGTAGCGCATTGTTCGATCGCTCCTTAAGCGGCTGCCAGATGGCCCTTGGCCGCGCGCACGCGAACAAGCTGATCCGATCCGGAGGTGTTGTTGTAAGCCTCTTCCGCGATCGCAATGACGCGGTTGCCGGCGGCGACGGGGACGAAGCGGCCGGTGGCATTCGTCGTCAGGCGGGCGCCCTTGGCAATGTTGTTGCCGGTCGGAACGCGGACGTTGAAGAACTGCTCGTCCAGCATTTCCATACCGATCATGGTATCGCCGGAGGCCCACGCTTCATCGACGCCCTTCATCTGCAGGTAGTTATCCTGCGCGATGAAAACCTTCTCGACGGTCGAAGCGCCGGCGATGGCGAACTGGCCGCTGCCATTGAAGACGACGGCGAGGCCCGGGAGGGTGGCCGCCGCTGCGAGCGCTTCCTGCACCTGCGGCAGCCGCTCCGTTACCGGGCCGGCAAAGATCTTGTTGTAACGGGCCATGATTATTCACCCTCCGGCAGCTTGTAGGTCGGCTTGTCGCCGCTGTTGCCCTTGAACGCGGGGTTCAGCGGAGCCGCTTTGCCCGGTTCTGCGGTCTTGGCGAGAGCGCGCAGCGTGTTGAGCGGTGTTGCCTTGGCCGTTTCCTCGTCGAGGACGTTGGCCTTGACGATCTTGGTGACCAGGTCGGCGTGCTCGGCCTCGTCCTTGGCCTTCTGGTTGGCGACCATCTCGGCCTGTTGGTCGAGGACCGGCTTGAGGGCCGTGGTGACAGCGTTGGAGATCGTTTCGCCGATCTTGCTGAAGCCTTCCGAGAGGGTTTTGACCTCGTCGGAAAGCGACTTGAACTGCTCGTCAGAGACAGGCATGTCGTCTTCCTTTCGATTGGTTGAGGGTACCCGCCCGGAGCCAACGGCTTCCATGATCGCGGCCTTCACTTTGTCCCAGATGCCGATGTTCTCCCGGCGCCTGAGTGCTTCGACCAGGCGGGTGCCCGCCCAGTCGATCTCTCGGTCGGCTTCCTCGGTAAGTGAGGAGTTGATGACCTCGATTTCTTCCTGCTCGCCATTGGCGTTGACCAGCATGCCGACGCCCTGGTCCGGCGTAGCGGCGCCCGCCTCTCCCAACAGGATGGCGTCGTGGTCGAACACGATGTTGCGAGCGATGTGTTTGTGATCGGAGGCGTTGGCGACGGCCTCAAGGTTGGCGAGAAGCCCGGTCGACGTGTGGACCGGCTCGCCCTTTTCGATGGCTGCCAGGACGTCCTTCCCGCCCTGCGAACGGTTGGCGACCTCGACGTCGATGACCTTGTCGAGAAAGACGCGGCCGTTCTCCCGGCGGACGTTCTCGTTCCATGCGCCGATGTAGCCGAGATTGATGCCTTCCGGGTCGCTGGCCGATACGAACTTGCCGTTGATTATGGGATGCCCGAGCGGCGCTGGCGTTCGGTTGAGGGTGGCAAAGCTCTTCCCGATCTCGTCGGCGGGGTACATGATCCCGTTCATGATTATGTTGTCGGGAAGCGTGGCGCTGGGCACGATGACGACGTCACGGCCGTTGCGCTTTTCCTTCCGGACAGCCTTCGTGTTCGCAACGCTGCGAACGTTGACTCGGACGTGTTTCATTCTTCGATGTCCTTTGGTTTCGTGCCGAGAGCGCCTTCGGTCTCTTCGTCGGTCGGCTCGTTCCGGTACTTCTCGGAATCCTTCAGCGGCTCGTAACCGACGACCTGGCGGATCTCGTCATCGGTGAAGACATAGACGTCGCCCATCTTCTGGTTGGTCTCGGCCATCTTGTTGGCACGCTCGATCTTTTCCGACATCGAGCTCTCAGTCAGATCGGTCCAGTCGACGAACCAGTCGCGTTCGGGCAGAATGCCGACGCGTTCCAGGCGCTGCACCAAGGTCCGGATATTCGGGATGACGTAGTTGTTGCGGCGCGACATGTTCGTCAGCGCCCACTCGTCCGCGTCTTCCTTGCTGGCGCGCTCGCCGGTCTGCATCCCGACGAGGATCTTGACCGGCATGTTGATCGAGGCTGCGAACGACTGCAGGGCGATGGCGAAGAAGTGCTCGGGCGACGGCAGGGTGATGCCAAGCGTCTTGGCCTCCATCCCCTGCACCATGAGCAGCTTGTCGAAACCCTTCTGCCAATCCTCGACCTGGTCGTTCATCTTGTCGATCAGCTCGTCGAGCGGGACGCCCATCATGCGGGCCATCTCGGTCAGCTTCGCTTCGGGGTCGACTTCGAGCACCGGTGCGGACTTGGCGTTCTTCCAGAAGCCCTCGCCGCCGGCGCCGCTGACCTTCTCAAGGGTCAGAAGGTCGTTGTAGCCCGGCTCGAGGATGGACTTGCCGTGGACCGTGCCATTCTTCGACCAGATGATGACGCGGTCCGGATGCACCACGAAGGAGCGCGGCTGCTGCTTGCTGTCGACGGCCGATTCATTGAATTGGAACATCTTCGGCTGGCCGTAGCTCTCGGACCTCTCGTCGGTGTCCCACTGAGAAACGGTAAGCTGCCCCTCCCATGCTGGGATGACCTCGACGAGACCGTCGAGACCACCGGGAACACGATCAACCGGCTCCTCGAAGAGCTTGCTATCGGCAAACCTGAGGATGACACCCGAGTAGGCGCCGACCATCGACATGCCGTCCGCTTCGGAAAGCCTCGGCCAGAGGCGAAGGTCGTCGAAGCGTTGGCGGATCTGCTTTTCAAGCGTCGTCTCGTCCGATTGACCGACCTCGGACCCGTCTCGTTCCTTTTCGAGGAGGAACGGATTGTCCTGCCAGGTCTTCAGGACGGTCTTGTTGACGCCGGCCTGCGCGATGCCGTTGCGGGTGTACATCGCATAGAGCTGCTGAAAATTCAGCGTCTCTGGATAGCCGAAGTCCTTGTAGTGGTTGTGCTTTGCGTCCGGGAAGAAGCCCGGGAACATCGCATCAAGCCGGCGAACAGCATTGTTCACCACCAATCGCAGTCGGTTCATCGGTGCCTCTTCGATAGGAACATGACCGCGGCGGTACCGTAGTCGCGTGGGGCGAATGCCATGACGAAGCCGTCAGCTAGGTTGGGCGACGGGATGTCGCGCTTGCTGAGGTCCTTCTTGCTCTCGACCTTCGAGCGCCCGGCGTTGTCGTAATCCTTGCGGGGCGTCGACAGCTCATCGATGAGCCGGTCGAGATGATCGCACTCGCTCGAAATGGCGATGATGTCGTTGGGGCTGAATTGGTGCCCCTTCTCGACGGCGTTGAAGGTGTTCCGGAAACGGCGGGAGACGTCCCACCATGTCTGGGCCTTCAGATTGGCGTAGAAATCCTTGTTCGTCGGCGCTTCCGGATCGTTTTCGTCGATCCGGTCATCAGGATTGAGGACTGCGCCGCCGGCATTGAACTTGAAGTAATCGACCTGGGCGCCGAACTCCTCGTTCAGCGCCTGGAAATGCGCACCGGCGAAAGCCCCTACCCCGATGCTGTCATAGTCGATCGAGGCGCCAAGCTCCCGGGCAAGTGCATGCACCCGGCCGGCCGACTTAAGCAGCTCATCCTCGCGCGCCTTCCACTCGTCGACATGGGTGGCAAGGAAGCCATGGGCAGCCACCGCTGCATTCTTGTCCTCGCCGCTGTCGGCGACGTCGAAGCCGATGCGCTTGGAGCCGACCGGCTGAATGCCGAGCTTCTTGTGCGCGTCGATCGCCGCCCTGATCCACGAGCGCTTGATGATGACCGCATCGTCATCCTCGAGCGGCTCGCCGAGATAGATGTGGCGATACTCTTCCTCGTCCTCTTTGCGCTTCGCCTCGATGACCTTGAGAATGGTCGAGGAGAGGAACGGGTTTTCGTTGTAGTTGATCTGCCGCTTGATCGTGTCCGGCGGCGTGTTCGTGACGAACCGGCGATAGACGAAGTCCGTCGTCAGCCGCGGGTTGAAGATGATCCAGAACTGAGACCCTTCCTTGCGCAGCGTCGGCTCAAGGATGTCCCATTGCTCTTGCGTGAGGTTGTGGGCCTCCTCGATCCAGCAGATATCAATGCCTTCGAGAGACTTGATTTCATCGATGTGGCGCCAGAGGCCATAGAACATGAACTCCGACCCGGTCCGCTTATGCCGGATCGAGTTCTCTGTGATGATGAACTCGTTATCGAGACCGAAGCGCCCGATCTGGATTTTCAGAAGGGTGTAGACCGACTCCGCGATCTTGTTCTGAAACTGGCGAGCGCACAGGACGCGGATCCTGCACTGCGTCGCCAGGAAGATCGCGAAGCCCGCCGCGTCCCAAGACTTCGAGCTCGACCGGCCACCGTACAGAACCCGGTTGCGGGCAGGTGTGAGCCAGAAGCTACGAAGTGCCGGATTGAGGGTGGCCTTATCCTTCCGAGCCGCCGTAGAAGTCTGCGAGCGATCGGCCGCCGCTTGGTTCATCTGGTTCGGCATCGAGGTTATGCGCCTGCCTTTCGAGCGGGATCAAACGAGCGGTGATGCGCGAGAGCTTTTCGAGCAGGTCACCCGGGCTTTCCTTGTCGCCAAGACACGGGCCATCAGGTGCAACGCCCTGCATGTATGTTGAGAGGCGCTCGGCAAGGATGCGCTTCAACCCGTGAAGCTGCTGCAGGTCCTTCCGATGAGAGGTGACGATGTTGAGACCGCGCAGAGCAGCCCCTTCGATTATCTCCGCATCGGTCGCGCGTTGGGACTGCGTACCATCCTGCGTACCGTCGGTGCGTACCAGCTTCTCGCGTACCGCTTCGCGCACCTTGTCGGCCAAGGCCCTTTGCCAGCCTTCAGCCTTGGCTTTCTTGCGGATGGCGCCTTCGGTGATGCCATGCGCGCTTGCAATAGCGCGGAGAGAGACCTGACCGGCGCGGTATTCCCGCTCGATCGCCTCCCAATCTGCCCCGCTTTTCTTATCATCAGAGGTCATGTCTTAACTCTTGCCACCACGTTCTGAGTTTGATTTGCTCAGATTTCGTTCAATCGAGGGTCGAGCATGGAGTTCTTTGTACAAGGAGGAGTGAAATCGGGCGAAGCCAAGATCTTCAACTTAAGGTGCCCTGTTTGTCGGCACGCTGGCGCTTTCCATGGCTACAACGGCTGCAATGATGTGGTGTGGGGACCGGTCAGCAAGCGAATTGGCAACACCGCTGCCAGCCGCCAAGTGCACTCCCAGGCGGGTATCCGGAAATGCCCGAACCCGGACTGTGGCGCGCTTGTATTTGTCGCCTTCGATGCGCAGAGCGAAACCCTGACAACCTATCCACCGGAAGTCATCGATTTCGATGCCACAAACTTGCCTCCAAACATTCTTTCCAGCCTCGAAGAGGCTGTCACCTGTCACGCGGCAGGTGCCTACAAGGCGTCTGCATTGATGGTTCGCCGAGTACTCGAAGAGCTTTGTCAAGATAGGTCTGCAACCGGAGGGAACTTGAAGCAGAGAATTTCAGCCCTCAAAGACGTAGCGGTAATCCCAATGGAGCTACTGGAGGCCGCCGATGAACTCAGAATCTTAGGGAACGACGCCGCTCACGTAGAAGCGAAAGATTACGACAACATCGGCAAAGAAGAGGCGGCTATTGCGATTGACCTCGCGAAAGAGCTTCTCAAGGCGGTCTACCAATATAGTTCGCTCGTCGGTCGCCTTCGGTCTTTGAAAAAGCCTGAACCACCTACATAACTGCCAGAATCGGGCTTGCGACCTCGAGCTTATGAGGCTGGCGAGCTACCGGGCTGCTCTACGCCGACATGAAATGGTGCCGGGCTACCCTCCCGGTTGGCCGCTGGGCCTTGGCGGCGTCACCCTCAGGTGGCCAAGGCTCCTCATAGGTCGGGGCGCAGCGGCTTCCCCTCGTATTGGTTATCTGGCGGCTCTCTTCATCCGCTCTCTGGTCTTCAACTCGTCTTTCATCCGCTCCATCTCTTCCGGGGAAGGATGTGTGCCGAGGAAATCGGCGGCCGGAACGTGCCGGCCGGTCGAGAGCTTGTACAGAAACACGCCAGCCTTGCGCTGGTGGCGAGAGAGTCCAATCACAGTGCCGAAATTCGATCGGGCGTCGCCCTTCTGGCGGTGCTGAAATTCGCCGAGCTTCCGCACATCCTTGATGCCGAACCCCGCCTTGTCCCTGACTGCGGCATCAGCCTCAAACAGGCCCATCATCGCGTTGGTCTTGGCGAAGGCGCCGAAATGTCGTTTGGCGGCCTCGTCATAGGCCATTGCCGCTTCAACTTCCGCGTCAAACAGGCCGACCACCAAGGGTTCACCGTTGACGGTGATGTGTGCTGCCCAGCGGCCGGAACTGGTCAGCGTGACGCCCTTGAATTTGGATGTCGTCTCACCAATCCGCTTGAACGAGTTCTGCGCATTCTCCGTCGCAGACGCCGGCCGAAGGTTGCGCTTCCGGCAATCAAGCCCATTGCCGTTTTCGTGGTCGACACGCTGGCCGGGCTCAACGCGAAGGATGAACGCATGGAGGCTGCTATGATGCTTCGGCAACGTGGCGAGCGATGTCGCCCTGACATAGAACGTTCTGCCAGATGGCGCAGCGCACCACTTTCGGCTGGCGACGCGCTCCAGGTCATCAACGTCGACGAGGGCGAAGAGCCGCTTCCGGCCGGCAGATTTCTGCAACGGGATATATGCGGTATCGCCCTTTACGAAAGCCATTCAGGCACAAGCCTCCACGCGGTGTAATTCACATCCGCTTAAGGGCGACACCTCTTGGACGACTATAGAAGCCCCAAAGGAACAGGCGTCAAACAAATCACTTGACACTGGAATTTAAGCAATTTTCTCGGCGTACTCAACCGGAATTTCCACAGAAACGAGCCCTTCCAGAGTTTCCACGACTGTTTTCAATGTCTTTCGGCCCGTTGCGTCAAGAACGCGGGCAACCATGCCGCCGAGGAGTTGATGATCACCGGTTATTCGAACCAGAGACTTGCACGGGAACATGTCGCGCAACTGCTTCTTTGTCACGTTTCCGTTGGCAACCGCTTCCTGCCGCTCCCTCATACGCTTAGCGCGATGGACGCGCTCGATGCTTTCTTCCTCTTCGTCACGCAAGGACTGAATCAGGTCATCTGCAATCTGCATCGGCCTACCGGCAATCCCAAGAATCGCTCCGACTCCATAGACTTGAGACAGATCGAAGAAGCTCCTCGGGCGATTCACGAAGGCGTAGCCGACCAGCATGGGGGTGCGTTTCTCCAGCGTCTTCTTCGTTCTGTGGTGCTTGTAGATGATCTGTGTCGAGGGCATGAACACCTCGAAGCCGGCGTCGCGAAGGCTGCGCTCGATGATGAACTCGCCCTTTCGTTCTTCCGTCTCCCCTACCCGTGGCGTTGCCTTGCGCTGGGTGCCGGGCCGGGCCTTGATCGCGTACCATTCAGTTCTCAGCATCCTAATCCCTCGATTTGCTATGCTCTGGTCTTGTGGTTTCGGCAGTAGCGGCCCGTCGTTTCCGCCGCACAGAACAGGTACGGGCCCCCAGTGTTCAGAGGCCAGCAGCATTCGCCGGCCGAGAGTTGGTGGAGTTGCTTTGCGTGTGTGAGTCGCTCGGCGTCGTAGGCGGTCGCCGGGATCTCCGGTTGCGCCAGGAGCTCCGGCGCTTGCTGGCGCGGCCGGCGTGTCGGCTCGCGCCTCGGTGCCGGTTTCCGCTTCTGGCGCGGTGGGAACCTGTCGCGGTTCCGATAGGCGATGCCGATGACGACGTTTCGCGAGACACCAAATCTGCTGGCGATCTGCGACGCCGACAGGCCCTCGCTCCAAAGCTTGGCCGATGCCTCGATGTCGACGGTGCGGTGCTGGATGGTCATGCCGCCCGCTCCTCTTCCGCCGGCTCGGCCGCTTCGATTTCAGCCTTCACCTTGCCGCGATACGCCATCTGCTCGGCGGTGACCTGGCTGGCATCGGGGAGAGCCAGCATGCGGGTGAGTTCGTCGGCACGCTCCGGCGATACCTGCGGGGGCTGGGCGTTTAGTTTGGTCTGGATCCTGCTGCGGTTGACGCGGACGGCGATCGGCGACCAAATCTCGTCGATAGCCCATAAGTGGACCGAGCCGGCCGGGAGCTCCCGCGATTTGGCAAGCTGGGCGAATTCCAGATGGTCGGCACCTTCGGCGACCCTGACAAAGCCCTTCTCCGCCAGCGCGATGGCGCGCTCACGCTGGGTGACGCGAAGGTCCATGAGCCCATGAGAGCTGGGAAGCGTTCGGCTGACGGAGTCCTCGATTGCCCTAAGCGTTTCCTGCTTGCGGATGCGATCCTCACGAATCAGACGGCATTCGGCGTTGGCCATGGCCGCAAGCTCCGCCGGCAGGGGGATGAAAGCCTTGTTGATGTTTTCGTATTCGCCGCGCTTCAGCTTCACGTAGGCCCGGCGCAGGCCGTGGACCGGAACGTTGCGAAGGGAGAGGCGGTATTCTTCGACCGGGTTTGCAGCAGTGATCGTTTCGGAGATCCGCATGCCGCCGCTCATGAGGCCTTCGATGCACTGGCCGATTTCGTCGGCGCCAGCCGGAGCAAGCTGCTCAGTGAGAGCGGAAATCTCCTGCTGCAAGGTCGACAGTTTGGCCGGCAAATTGTTCATCTGGTTCACCGTAGAGTTCTCGTTTCAGCCTTGCGTGGATGTCGTGGTGGCGTTGAAGGGATGGGCTTTGCGGCCGAGGCGGCGATTGCGATTGCTGCAGCGGCCGGTCGTCGTATTTTCCTTCGAGGATCGAGATGAAACTCTTCGGCTGGCAGAGAAAATCGAGGTCGGCACGCCATCCCCGATCGTTCTCGCCGCGGCAGAACCGGCTGCGGCCGATCCGCTCGATGGCATCGAGGACCGCCGGCAGGCCGTGTTCCTCGATCCGAAGCAGCAGCGAGCGACGGCGGGAGGCCGTGACTGCCCTCGGCACGGAAAGCCCGGACTGGCGCGCCATTTCCGAAAATGCCGTGACGACCTGGTCGACTGCCGTGGGGGAAGAGCCCCCTTTAGGGGGCGAAGGGGGTATAGGATTGGAGGGGTTAGGAAGGGGGGTGTGGGGGGAAACCTCCGGGGCGGAAAGGGTTTCGGTGTCCACCTGATTTCCACCTGTTTCCACCGGACTTCCACCGGACAAGGCGGAATTCCGCTGTTTCCGTTTCCGTTCGCGATCCCACTGCCGCCGCTTCTCGGCAGCACGATCGACGGCCGGAACCGTTTCAGCCTCAGCTTCGAAAGCCTCGGCAGCCACAAGGGCTTGGTCGATCGTAAGACCGGCCTCCAACATACGGCGGATGGCGGCAGAAATGCTCACGCGACCATCCCCTCTTCGCATACATGGATGTCGCTCCCAGCGAGGAAATCGCTGCACCAGCACTCGCCATCGCGCTTTTTGTTTAGGGGACGGGAACGTTCTGACATGCGCGACGTTTGATGCGCTTCCAACCCACTTAGGAGAAGCACTTGCGCG